GGGACACGTAATAGCAAAATGCACAAAATTTTCTTCCCCAACGGCTAAATTTTTGTGCAAAATGTCAATAGACACAAAATATAGTAGTTAGTCAATGCTAACATATCTATTAAGAAATCCCTCCCTCTGCGCTCGGTAGGGTAGGGGAGTACAGCAATTTTTACAATGTAAATAGCAACATATACAATTTAGTGTATGGTATAATATAGACAATGAAAGAAAGGGGGGTGCTCCAATGAAAAAGAAAGAAGTCGTGATTAAAATTACTTTAACCGATGATAACATTACTCTTGATGGAGAGAACTTGCAACAACTGACCGAGGACGACATCATCGACAGTATCAAGGTGATTGTCAGTCTTGCAAAGACTCTGAGCATTTTATGGGAAGGAGACTCTACAAATGGAAATGCGTAAATTCATTATCGAAATTCACCCGGACGGCAAATTGACGTGGTGCGAGTATGAGGACTCAAAGGACGCTATCCGAGCCGCAGAAGATCGGGCCTGGTTGGCCGGTTACAGGCAAGCACTCATCCATTGCAACGAGCAAGTACGCACCCTTGAGGGCTTTAAGGGGACTTGCGTTTCAGCCGATCTTATGTATCAGGGTGCGGCCCGTGTGCGTGATGGAGTGAGGGCCATGTATTCCTTTTATAACAATAAATAAGTCGAAACGGCCTCCGGGCCGTCTATCGGGACCGCCCACCCGGTATTGATAATGACAGGGCACATAATGAAAGGAGTTATATATTATGTCTGAAGCGATGATGAAGTCCGAGAACAATGGTGCTGTGATGGTATCCGATGTGATGAACACCGGTGTAGGGTACACCGATATGAACCTCTCTGACCGATCTGCCGCGGTTGCGTTCTACAATGCGACGAGCAACCCCGCCAACAAGCTGAAGGAGCACGTCAATGAGGTTCTGTCGCTGGTCCATGTGTCTGTGGAGTGCGTGGAGGTCAGTAAGGACGATGCCCCCGAGGAAAAGGCCATTGCTCCCCGTATCGTCCTCATTACCGAAGATGGTCAGTCGTATGTATGCGTTTCCGTCGGCGTGTACCAGTCTTTGAAGCGTATGTTTACGTTGCTGGGTGCCCCTGACACCTGGACGGAGCCGGTGAAGATCAAACCTGTGCTGATTAGCACCAAAAAAGGCCAGGTTTTGTCTTTGAATCTGGTTTGATCTACCAGATGGCCGCCGCACATGCGGCGGCCATATTTATTTAGGAGGCCCCCCATGAAAAGTAAAGATAACAGAGTATCCTTGCTTAACTGCGACGATTCTTTGATCTACCTCGCAACGGCCATTGTATATAGTGGAGTCGCAACCAATGATGTCAAGTTTTTCCGCTCTGAATGGGCCAAAATCATTTTCAACGGATTGGGCATTGAAGCGGACCCTCTGGACTGGTATTATATGATTTTAGATAGAAAGGAGCGCAAGAAACATGGCAGCAGGCGCAGCTAAAGCAAGGGCAGCCCTTAAATACAGTGCCGAGCTGTATACCCCCTATGCCTTGGAGTCTTGGCCAGATAATCAGATGCGCAAAGAATACACTCGACTTCGCGACATTGCGCAGAAGCGTATTAAGCGCCTATCCGCGGACCCCATCAGCGGCACAAGCGACGTTTATAAAGAATTTGCCGGAGGTTTCCCCACCCTGAAGGCAATGCAAGGAGACCGCAAAGCATTGGAACAGGCGCTTGCGGATGTAGCGCGTTTTGTGCGTTCTAAAGGTTCCACAGTAGGCGGAGCCCGTGAGGAATTCAAGCAAAAAATGAAAGTCGGTGGTATTGATGTAGCCGACGTGCCCGAGGATCTATATACTGCTCTGTCGGAGTGGTGGGAGATCGTGAAAGCATCGGGTGTATATTACTATCCGTCCGACCAGCCGGTTATGTACTGGCGCGAGAAAGGCGGCTACAATGTCAGTATCGACGATTTTGCAAAGTGGCAGCAAGGCGAGGTCAACTATGGCAAAGAATGGGACTATAGCGAAGGCAGCAGTTCCGCCGACCTGCGCGGAGGTTTTGGCGGAGGCTTGTAATTATAACCCTGTCCCGTGGCTTATGGAGCATTTAGACCGCAAACACACAAAAGGCAAGAAACGCAAAACAAACAAGAAGCGCTTATATGTGAATATGCCGTGCGCGTTTGATATTGAGACTTCCCGAGTATGTGTTGATGCGGACGGAAATCCCCACACCATTATGTATATCTGGCAGTGTCAACTCGGCTTGGATATAACCATTATTGGTAGGACGTGGGACGAATGGTCGCACTTTACAAGCATAATCAGCGATTACTTGCAAGCCAACAGCGGCCCGCAAGGCGACTGGTTTCTGTGTATGTACGTTCACAATCTTGCACATGAATTTCAATATTTGTCGGGTGTTCTGGATTTTGGCCCGGGTGATGTGTTTGCCAGCAAGCCACGCAGGGTCTTAAAATGCGACAATCGCGCTATTGAGTACCGATGCAGTATGCGGCACAGCAATTTGTCCCTTGATGCCTGGGGCAAACAGCTAGGTGCCCCACATGCCAAATTGACCGGGGCACTTGATTATTCCAAAGTTCGGTACCCATGGACGCCTTTAACGTCTACAGAATTAGCGTACTGTATCAATGATGTCAGGTGTATTGTGGAGTGCCTGTTAATCGAGATGAACCGAGATGGCGACGACCTGTATACTCTACCACTAACGCGCACCGGTTATGTCAGACGAATGGCCCGAGAAGCAATGTATAAATGGGGCATTAAACGGGTCAAGCGCCTTTTGCCGTCATGGGGCCTTTACCAGATGTTGCGGGAGGCGTTCCGAGGTGGTGACACGCACGCTAACCGCTATTATGTGGGGTTACATTTGGAAAATGTCGGTTCCGTGGATATGTCTAGTGCATACCCTGCCGTACAATGTGAATGCTATTTTCCTATGACTCCATTTAGGCAGGAACCGGCCACCGTAGCGCGGTTAATGCAATGTATGAGGCACGGCAAGGCTTGCTTGATGCGCTTGCAAGTAAAAGGGTTACGCCAGCGCTTTAAATGGTGGGGGTTTCCGTATATCCCCCTTGCGAAGGTTCGGCACTGTGAAGGATACATTAACGACAATGGCCGTCTGTTGTCTGCTGAACAGTTGGAGATTACCATAACCGATATAGATTTTAGAATCATTGCCAAAGAATATGACTGGGACGCCCTTAACGTTCTGGATCTATATACGTCCGATTATGGCAAACTGCCAAAGCCCTTGACGGATTGCGTAAAAGAGAGCTACACCGGCAAAACATCCCTTAAAGGTGTTCCCGGTCAAGATTTGTATTATATCAAGTCCAAGGGTGATCTCAATAGCTACTACGGCATGACCGCACAAGACCCCTTGCAGCTGGATACACTTTTTGACGAGGATGACCCCGACAATCTTTGGAGCGAATGCACCGACGACCCGGAGGGCAGTTATAACGACCACCGCCCCCACTTGTTCTTACCGTATCAATGGGGCGTATGGACAACCGCCCACACCCGCAAGCGCCTAAAAATAGCGCAATGGGCTGCCGGCCAGAATGGGGTGTACTGCGACACCGACAGCGTCAAGTACATGGGTAATATTGATTTAGCGGAGTTTAACAAATCTGTGAAACAGCTTGCGAAAGATAATGGTGCGTGTGCTACGGACCCAAAAGGCAATACTCATTACATGGGCGTGTATGAGCAAGAGCGTAGCTATACGGAGTTTATGACGTGGGGCGCAAAAAAATACGCGACTACCTACAAAAAGGGCGGGCCGATCACTACTACCATAGCGGGAGTTAGCAAACGGAAAGGCGGTTTGGAGCTGGCCCTGTGGGGTGGTTTTGAGGTATTCAAGCCAGGCTTTACGTTTTGTCTTGCCGCCGGAAATCAGGTTATTTATAATGACCGGCCCAATGTGCCCGATTTTGTGGTTGACGGGCATACGGTACACATAACAAGAAACCTGTGTATTTGTGATAATACCTATACGTTGGGAATTACCGACGAATACGCAAAGATATTAGGGTACAAGATTATGGAGGTTGTCTGATGATTAAACTATACACCGACGAAGGATGGCCGAATTTTTCCGAAAAAGATGGCATTTTGTCCACAGGGGCCCCCATTATTTTCATCTGGGGCGGGCGTGGTACCGGCAAGACTTATGGAGCATTGAAGCACGTCCACCAGACCGGCGACGAATTTCTGTATTTGCGCCGAACACCGCAGCAGGCGGAACTTATTTGCGCGTCGCCCAGTATGTGGCCATGGTCACCTTTGAACGATGATTTGCAAACGCATTATGCTCCGTTTAAATTGCCTAAAATTGCTGGTCTCTATGAAGTGGGCAATGCAGGGGCCTATACCGATACAGGAAGCCCCATTAAACCGGCCCAGATGTCGGGCGTAGTGGGTAGTGTAGTGACTCTCGCTCGAACCCGTGGTTTTTCAAGCCCCCATACCAATATAATTATCTTGGACGAATACCAGAAAGAAGAGTCCGACTATTACCGGCGGGGCGAGGGTGTAGGCCTTGCCAACATTTATGAGACGGTCAACCGTAACCGCGAATTGCAAGGGCAAAAGCCCCTGACGCTGTTGTGTATGTCAAACGCTGTTGGCATGGCAAACCCCTATTATATGCAGTGGGAAATTACAGATACAGTTGAAAAGATGATCGGCAAGAAAGAGCGCGTTAAGCTGTTGGCCGATAAAGGCATTCTTTTGATTGATCTTGTGGACAGCCCTATCGCCAAAGAGAAAGCCAATACGGCCCTCTATAGGTCTATGACCGGAACGGACTTTTATAGGTCCGCTATTGAAAACCAGTACAGCGCCGAGGAGAAAAGTCTTGTGGTATCCCGGCCCCTCCGGGAATACTACCCGCTTGTTCAAATTGGGCGGTGCTGCATTTATGAGCACAAGAGTAAACCCCTCTACTATGTGTGTCGGCATCGGTCTGGCGAGATGCCCACATATGGCACCGGTGACTATGAGCGAAAACGATTCAGGGCCGCGTATGGGTATATCTGGCCCGCGTATTTGCAGAGGCAAATTGAGTTTGAGCGCTACTCGGATGAAATTTTCTTTCGCGAGTATTGTGGTACTTGACTTTTTTATACGGGTATTGTATATTAAAGTTAATCCCAGGTGCCCACAGGCAGCCCCCAGAAGGGGCGGGCAAGCGTCAGCCAGCGCAAGAACCTGGGATTTACTTGTATCTATATGGGGAGGTGATGTTATATGAACGTTTATGCAGTTCTGGCCGTTCTGGTGTTTATTGGTATTGATGTTGTCAGTGGTATGGTGAAAGCCTTTTCTACCACGGGTTTCGATTCCAGCGTGATGCGTCAGGGGTTTTATCACAAACTCGGGGAAGTTCTGGCCGTGGGGTTGCTTGCAGCCGCTGATTTTTACTTGCCTATTGTGGGCGTCAATGTCGATGTGTCTTTCTCGGCCATCGGTTGCGCCTATTTTGTCTTGATGGAAATTGGCAGCATTATCGAGAATATCGGAACGATCAACCCTGAATTGGTGGGGCCTCTTACTAAAATTTTTGCAAAACTCAAGGGGGATTAACCATGGGTTGTTATATCATTCTCGCCCAGTCGATAACAAACGAGCGTGCGTTTCTGCTGGCTGACCTGTGCACTCGTTTGAACATTCCTTTTTATAGCGACTGGTACGATGCGGCCCAGACATGGCAGTGTTGTGCCGTGGGACCTGTAACAAAAGGAGACAAAGACCAGGTCGTTAAATGCCTGGCGCATGACACCTACGTTGTATTGGAGGCGACTAAAGTTGAAAATCAGTGAAAAAGCGGCCCTCGCTATGGCCGGATACACCAAAGCAGAAATCGAAGCAATGGAGAAGCCTGCGCCGCAGCCCGCGCCGCAGCCCGTCCCGCAGCCCGTCCCGCAGCCCGCGCCGCAGCCCGTGCCGCAGCCCACACCGCAGCCCGCGCCGCAGCCCGCGCCGCAGTATGACGGCCTCGAAACCCTGTTGCGGGAGATTTTGCAGGGCCAGCAGACCAGCGCACAGGCAATGCAGACTATGACGCAGACGTTGCAGGCGAACGCGCTGGGCCTTGGCATCCAGCAGCAGCCGGCGGCAGATGCTGCCACTGTGACGGCCCGAATCATTGACCCGACTTATGGAAAGGAAGTGAAGTAATATGCCTCTCGGTATGGATTTTGCGGACATTGCCGCAATTCTGACGGAGATCAACAAAATGGCCACCGGTCAGGAACCGACGTCTCCCATCGTGGACACGTCCAGTTTCGTTTCTGTGGCACAGGCCACGTTGCTGACCGGTCCCGACAACTACACCAAAGCGATCAGCCAGGTGTTGGGCCGTACCATTTTTGCCGTCAGGCCCTACGATGCACCCCTAAAGCGCTTGCAGGTCACTGGCGACGACTGGTCGAACCATGTGCGGAAGATCAATTTCTGCGACACTGACCCCGTCACCGACAAGGCGTGGGCGCTGGAGAACGGCCCGGGCGTGGATATGTACGAAGTCCACAAGCCTAAAGTCATTCAGTCTAACTACTACGGCCAGACTAACTACAGCCGCGTGTACACGCAAGCTGATACCCAGATGGAGGCGGCATTTAAGGGCCCTGAGGAACTGGCACAGTTCTGGTCCTCGTTCGTGCTGCATCTGTCGAACCAGATCGAGGCAGACCGCCGTAACCTGGCCAATAACCTGATGGCCAATCATCTGACCGGAATGACTGTGACCAGCCCGAGAAGCGTTGTCTATCTGCTCGACGAGTACAACGCCCAGCAGGGCACAAAACTGACCGTGCAGGACGTGTATAAGGAAGCAAACTTCCCGGGATTCGCCAAATACGCATATGGCCGTATCAACGATATTTCCCGCCTGATGAAAGAGCGTTCCATCAACTGGCATCAGAACTGGAAGATCGGCGGCACGACGTACAACATCATGCGTCACACTCCGTATGATCGCCAGCACCTTTATCTGTACAGTGGTACGCAGAGCCAGATCGACGCCCGCGTGATTCCCGAGGTATTCCACGACAATATGCTGAAATACCGCGATGCCGAACAGGTCACGTTCTGGCAGAACATCGACGAGCGCGAGACCATCTCCGCAACGCCTGTTGTGACCAGTGCCGCCGGTGAGGCATCCAAGAATGCCGCGGTGCAGCTGTCCAATGTTTTCGGGTGTCTGCTGGACTGGGATGCAATCGGATACACTCCGAAGCTGTCCCGCGTGGTTCCGACCCCCATGAACGCCCGCGGCCTGTATACGAACTTCTGGTATCATTACGGTTGGTCGTGGTACGATGACTTCACCGAGAACGCCGTTCTGTTCCTGATGACCGCCGGAGACGTCACTGCGCCGAGCGGTACCCAGGCGACAAAAGCCTCCACCCTGAAAACCACCACGCACAAGGACGAGGACCCCTCGAAGTCCTGACCGGTACCGGCGGGCATCTGCCCGCCGGTTATTTTATAGGAGGTGCAAAATGCAAGCTACCTTTTATCAGTTTGCAAAGCGCACAAACAGCACAAAGCGGCCCAGCGGTGGGCAGGAGTTCGGAATTGACCTTAAAGCCCCATGTAACATCATTGACCCAGAGATCAAGATTGCAACACAAAGCGACCCCACCGGGTACAATTATTGCTATCTTCCTACATTCAGCCGGTATTACTGGGTAAAGAACTGGACATATTCCGATGGGCTCTGGAATGCCTCGCTGACTGTTGACACGCTGGCAAGCTACCGCGACCAGATCGGGTATTCTACCGAATATGTTGTGAGATCGTCGGCAAAGTTTGACGGCACCATTTCAGACGGCCTATATCCAGCAACAGCCGAAGTACGGAGTGTGACAAGCGCTTTTCAAGGCGGTTTTTCCGAAACAATAAGCGGGGGCTTTTTTGTTATCGGGTTTATAGCCAAAGCTGCAAATTCCATTGGTGCCATTACCTATGTAGTAATGACTCCCGGGAATGCTAAAAAACTATCTGCTAAATTGCTAACCGATGTGTCATATCTTAGTATTGATAATGCAGAAATTAGCGATAGTTTAACAAAAGTACTTTTTAATCCGTATCAGTATATCGTAAGTTGTAATTACTTTCCATTTGATGTTGCCAAACTCACCGCGCATTTGCCGCTTGTATCTAGTGTAGATGTTGGGTGGTGGTCCATAGACATCCCTTGCTGGATTTTGGGAGCAGATAACAACAATTTAACAAAATCGGTAAGTGTGGGTATCCCAAAGCACCCACAAGCGGCAAGTCGTGGAGGTTATTGTAATGCACCCCCGTACACGGACTACACTATCTTCTTGCAGCCCTTCGGAGTAATTCCCCTCGACGCATCTAAATTGTGGGGAGCCAGCACTTTGTCTATACAATATGTGGTAGACCTTTTCACCGGCGACAGCATCTTGCGTATATTAACCAATACAAATCAGCTAGTGTATGAGACAACCGCCAAACTCGGGGTACCTATTCAACTTTCAAATATTGCATTTGATATACCATCCGGCAGCGGAGGACTGCTGCAAACGGGTATAGCTGCTGCGTTCGGAGGTCTCCAAGCAGCATTAACTGGGGGATCTTTCTCAGACGTCGGAAACGGTATTCTAAATGCTGCACAAGCAACCAATGCTGATGTTGCAAGTAAGGGTGCCACTGGTTCTACAATAGCTTTTGATTCGGTGCCTTATATGGTTGCGCGCTTTAAAATTCTTACGGATGATAACAATACCGACCATGGGAGACCCTTGTGCAAACGTGTGCAAATATCCACTATCCCGGGGTACATCATGGTTGACGATCCGGACATTGCGCTAACAGCAACAGCAGAAGAAATTGACAGTGTCAAAAGTTACATGAAGAATGGTTTTTTCTATGAATAGGAGGCGTGAATAATGGCCGTATATAAACAATGTATTACTGACGTGTCGCCGATCAGAGTAACCGCCGGTTATCCTGCATACGCTGACGGTAGCCCCCACCGGGGCATTGACACGGTGCATGGAGATCATAAAGCATACGCGCCCGAGGCGGGCGTTGTGGTAGTGGCCCAGCATTGGAATGGCAGCACCTCTGGCGACCAGTCATGGGGCAATATGATTAAAGTGCGAATGGCCAACGGCACGACATGGCGAGCCGCACACTTTGCCTCACAGATTTGGAACGTGGGCGACACAATCTCTAAGGGGCAGTTTATCGGCACCCAGGGAGAGACCGGCAACGCAACGGGCATTCACACGCACTGGGAGTATGCCGACGCCGCCGGAAACTTGAGGGACCCGTCCAGCATTATCAGGATCCCGAATCAGGTGGGGACATGGGACGTAGAGTGGGACTCGGGCGGGGGCCCTGGTCCGGGTCCCGGGCCGTGGCCCTCCGGTAGGTTGCCGATTTGGTTACTGTTAAAAATGGCAAAAGGAGGTCGTCTGTTATGAGTGCGCCCTACAGCTATGAGCAAATCAACGCTCATGTGTCGCCGGTGACTCCCTCCGTGATGCACACCAAGGGCAACAGCTTATCCTATTATTTCCGCAAATATCTGTTCCTTGAGGCCGTGTCTATGGTCCGGTGGACGCTCCCCGACACATGGCCCAGCAACCGCTTACAATATCTTGTTTTCGGTTCCGGGGGTGTTACGGTGTTCAATACTGACCGCTACGGCCTAGTATATGACCGAATGGGATTGACCGGCATAAACATTTTTTACAATCCCACACACTCCATCATCGCAAACCCTTTTATCAAAGGGTCCCCCTATTTGCAAATCGGGAAGCAGTGCGAGATCATCAATTTGCAGCCCGATTACCGCGGTATGGTGGATATTGTGGCCTATTATGGGGATATGATGGCCCTTGCTGCCCAGACCATCCAGAGCAATTTAATCAACAGCCGGTTGGCGTACGTGTTTGCAGCTGGTAACAAGGCCGGTGCAGAATCTTTTAAAAAGATGTTCGACCAGATCATGCAGGGTGACCCCGCCGTTTTTGTGGATTCCTCTTTGCTTAAAGCGCCTAAAAATGGGGCATCCGGGCAAGCCCCCTGGATGTACTTTGCGACAGACCTTAAAGGAAACTTCATCACCAACGAACTGTTGACAGCCCTTAAAACCATTAAAGCCCTGTTCGATACTGAAGTAGGCATTCCCAACACCAACACCAGCAAAAAAGAGCGGATGCTGACCGACGAAGTCAACTCTAACAACGTTGAGACAGCCGCCAAAGCGTCGCTATGGTTGGACAGCTTGCAGCATGGGTGCGAGAGGGTGCATAAGCTCTTCGGAATTGACAAATCTACTTTATGGGTCGATTGGCGTTTTCCGCCCGATACTGGAGCGCAGGAGGTGAACAACGATGCACGCAACATTGAGCTTTAACGGCCTGTTGGCAAGATACCCGAAACTGTTCGATGACTTGAAAGTCCCCGACAGTGTATCTAAAGAAACTGTCTGCAATCAATTGCTGTTTGATACGCTGGAATTGGAAGTGCTGTACGCGGATGGCCCCACGATGCGCAGGGCGCTGGGCGTCTATTCTGAAACCATGCTTCCGAGCTGGATCCGATACGCCGAGGCACTGGGCCTTGAATACGATGCTTTGGCATCCGATGACAGAACCAGAACCGCCGACCATGCAGGAACCAGCGGCGGCACAATCAACCGCACAAACGGCGTGAAGGGAACAACTACCCGAGCGCCTAACCTGACCACCACCGGCCAGAATACCGGCAGCGACAGCACCACCCGGGACGTCACGGGGTTTGACAGCGGGACATTGCAAACCGCTGAAAAGAGTACAACGGCCCTTGGTACCGGGAACACCATTACCAGCAGCGGCACGGACACGACCACCACCGATCAGACCACCACCGATAACAACACATCCGAATTGCACAACGGCTACAAAGACACCGTGACCGAGAAGGGTCGGACAGGGCGAGACCCGCAAGACCTTATTGCCAAAGAGTTAACCCTTGCAATGGAAAATGCAGTCCATAAAATCGTTACGGACATCCGGGCCAACTTTTGTTTGCTGGTATATTAAGGAGATGTAATTTATATGAGTATCAATCCTATCCACAGAGCGCCCTACACCAATTTCCATGATCTCAATCTTGATTGGATTATGGACGAGCTGAACGAATTCAACACCAAACTGACGAATTTCGTCAGCCTGGCCACAATCAAGTATGCAGACCCGATCCAATGGGACATCACAAGCCAGTATGAGGCAAACACCGTTGTTGTGGACAGCAACGGCAACGCCTATCTTTCCGTGCAGCCGGTGCCGTCCGGTGTTTCTCTGGACCGTACCGAGTTCTGGACCAAAATTGGCAATTTCGATGCGCTTTGGGCCGATGTGAAAAAAGCCATTACTCCCAACGATGAGGGGCATAGCCCCACCGCGACAGCCGCAAGAGCGGTCAACGATCTTGTCTGGGTAAACGGGGCGCTGGTACGTGTCACAAGAGCAATGATCGCCGGTGATGCTTACGTGCCCGGCTCTAACTGTGTTAGCAGCTCCACAAATGAAGTTCTCAGTTACATTACCAGCTTACTTAATATACGACTTACTGAAGAAAGACACGCCCGGGAGGAAGCCGACACACAGCTACAGCAGGCTATTACCGCGGAACAAACGGCCAGAGAGAACGCCGACACCAACCTTCAGACGACTATCGACGCAGAGAAAACGGCCCGGGAAAACGCCGACGCCAACCTTCAGACGGCTATCGACGCAGAAACAACGGCCCGGAAAGACGCGGATAATAAACTACAAAAAAATATTGACGCTGCGCTAAAATCAGCTGTCAACTGGGCAAACGTTAAAACATACGGAGCCGTTGGTAACGGGTCTACTGATGAAACCTCCGCTTTCAACGCCGCAAAAGCCTCGGGGTTGCCCCTATACATCCCACAGGGCACATTTAAGGTGTCGGGCTTTGAGTCTGCACAAAACGTTCCGGTATATATTGACGGCGTAATTGGCGGAACTATCACCATCAACGGGCCTATTATGGCTAAAAACAAACAAATTTTTGAGGCGGGGTCGTCCGTCACTATTGCAAAACAGTATGCCGACGGGTCCGCAGATTGGTTCCCTGATTTACAGAGTGCTATAAACACTTTGCATAAAGTGCACTTATCAAATCGAACATATACATCTTCTACCAATATTAACATCGCGAAATCGGGTTTTTCAATGGTGGGGCCGGAATATTCTGACGAGGGAAACGGCGCTCTAATCGTTTTGAATAACAACTCTAGTATTATCGTAGGAGACGTAACGGGAAGAGTAATCAATAGTTTTCCTCGCTGTATAACGCTAGAAAATATTGAAATTAATAGTAATGAAGCTGAGTTCCCGGTAAAGGTTTACGGGGTAGTCTACGGTACTTTCCGTCACCTGTTTGTTAAGACAACATCAAACATCGCCGGAGGTGGATTTTACATCACCAAAAACGTCTCTACCGTATATGAACGTTGTTATGTGCAATCTGTTGACCATAACGGGTCTAATAGATTCAGAGCTTATCACTGCACCGACGAGGGGACCCCTATTTTAGCGGGCGGTAATGCATCCTTGTATTTTGTGCGCTGTTCCTACGGTGATACTTATAACACAGCAAGTAGTTTTAACTCGGCGGGGTTTGATGTAATAGGCGCGGGGAGCGACGTTTTTTTGCTTTCGTGCGAAACGGCAAACGCTGGTTATGGCCTGTCGTTTGAAAGCGAGAATGCTACCGGAGACAACCGCTTTAACGATATTTTAGTATCAAACTGCGTATTTGATGGCTGCTCACAAGGGGGCATTCAGTTTTACAAAACTGCTGCCGGATGCGTCAGCATCGATAACACCTATGTAGCTTGTGCCCCCAGTGGATTGTTTGGGTTGCAATTTAACGAATGCAATGGGCTAACATGCGCTGTCAACGGATTGCAGCTATTAGGCTTAGGGACTCTCATGATTGGAGTACAGTTTGTCGGAAATGGGGCTAATGCTGTTGGCAATTTTATTACAAAAGGTATCACAAATGCGTTTGATGGATCCCCCACTAATACAGAATTAGTATACATACATAACGGTACTTTAAAACACTATCCGGTTAGGTAATATAACACTATCCGGTTAGGTAATATAACACTATCCGGTTAGGTAATATAACACTATCCGGTTAGGTAATATAACACTATCCGGTTAGGTAATATAACACTATCCGGTTAGGTAATATAACACTATCCGGTTAGGTAATATAACACTATC